GGTCATCCCGATCGCGATCCTCGCCGCAGCAATCGAGGGCGGCAGCTTCGGGGCCAAGGCGGGAGGCAGCAGCGCCCGCTACGCCGGGGGCGGCATCGGGATCCTCGAGAAGGAGTAGCCGATGCCCGCCATCTTCACGGCGCCGGCGACGGTCTTCCATCCAGACGTCGTCCCGTACATCTCGGTCGACGACTACAAGAACGCGCCCACCGCGGTCGACGTGTCCGCGCTGATCCCGGGCGGAGCTGCTGCGGCGCAACTGATGGCCCTCGCGGTGGCGATTCGCAGCGGATCGGCGTGGGTGAACAATCTGTGCCGGCAGATCCTGGCCGCGACGCTCGACACCGAGGCGAGGGACCGCGTCCGAATCCGCAGCGATGGCACCGCACTCGTGAAGTGCTCCTTCTGGCCAGTGCTCGAGGTCGACTCCTTCGTGGCGGGCTCGACGCCCTCAACGATGACCGCGATCAGCGACACGGCCGACATCTTCCTCAAGGGCCGCAAGACGCTCGTAGTCCCCATCGCCGGCAGCGGCAGCTCGCAGGGCACGGTGCTGTGGTTTCCGGGCCCGCTCCGGCCGGGCGACCGCGCTTACTGCCAGTGGGGCTACTGGAACGGGTGGCCGCACTCCCAGCTCGCGCACGCGATCGCGACGACTGACACCTCGATCCAGGTCACCACGACGATGCCCGCGGCTCTCGCCGGCCGGATCGTGACGATTTGGGACGCCACAAACAGTGGCGGCGTGAACATCGAGCAGCTGACCGTTGTCTCGACCTTCACGGGCGGCACGACGATCCCGATCGTTGGCAATCCTCAGTTCGCGCACGCGCTGCCGGCCGCTCCTCAGGCGATCATGGTCTCGACTTTCCCTGACGACGTCCGGCAGGCAACGATCAGCCTGACGTCCGCGCTTATCAAGGCCCGTGGCGCCGAGGCCTTCGAGATGGACAACATCGGAGACGAGCCGAGCAAGCACGAGCTCATCGAAGGTGGCGGCCTCGAGGACCTCTCGATCGCGGTCGACCTGCTCGAGTACTACCGCAGGGCCGCGTAGATGGGTCGAGCCTCGGTCCGCGCGCAACTGGCGTCGTACTTCTCGCCGGCGAACGTCGGCAGCTCCCTCGCGACGACCTATCCGTCTCGCCCGAAAGAGGTTCCGGGCCAGGCGTTCAACCTGAGTCAGAACGGCGGATCCGGTGGGGTGCTGATCATCTATCTGCCGAACGATGACGAGAAGCGCCTGACGCTCGGGCCGCCGACCGCCGCTCAGAAGTTCAACGTGCACGACGTCGCGATGGAAGTCCGGTTTCAGTCGGTGAAGCCGGATGCGATCGCCGCTCAGGCCGACCACGACGCGCTGATCGACGCGATCATGACGCAGTTCCGGAAGGACAGGACGCTGGGCAGCACGAACGGCGTGCCGATCTGGCAGGCCGGTGAGGGGTCGGAGGGCATCAAGCTCACGCTCTCCGAGCCGAAGCTCAGCAAGCAATCATTCGTCCTGAACGGGGTCATCCGTTTCCAGGCCTACGAGGTGGTGACCGGGTAGTGGCGGTCCGCCATCGCGCAGCGCGCCATGCGCCACGCCACCGCAAGCGCGCTCGCAAGCGCGCGAAAGAGCACCACGCGAAGCGCACCCATAAGGGAATCCATCACCGCGGCCACCGCAGCTCGCGCACCAGGAGGCACTGATGCAGAAGTTCATTTACGTCTTCACCGGCGAGGTCCGTGAGCATTTCTCGTTTCTGCCGGCGGATCCGCCCTCGCAGTGGCTCGAGCCCGGCGACACGGTCACCTGTTTCGAGCCTCTCGAGGACGCGCGCTTCGAACTCCAGCGCCCCAAGAACACACCCAAGCAATCGAGCGGTTCCCCCGCTCAGAAGGAGGCCTAACCCGGAATGACCCAGCCAGCAGAGCTAAGTTTTCTCGGCATCGCGAAGGAGGCGGTCGAGGGGACCTTCGTCCCGAGCACCGCCTACATCGGCTGCAAGAAGATCGAGGTGGGCCGCCCGATCGACTACGCACGGGTGGAGGCCATGCGTGGATCCATGGTCAAGGAGTACGGGGTCGTCCCGACCTTCAAGTGGGGCACGGTCGCTATCGGCGGCCCGGTCTTCGCTGACACCATCGGCTGGATCCTGGCCAGCATCCTCGGCGACCTCACCAACACGGGCACGACCGCCCCCTTCAGCTCCGCGATGTCGCTCAAGAACTCGGGCAACGGCCAACCCACCACCCACTCGATCGACGACAACTTCGTGGCCGGCAACCAGGGCGTGGCCGGCGTGAAGTGGACGGACCTCGAGCTCAAGTGGACCGCAGAGGGGCTGCTCGAGTTTGACGCCAAGGGCATCGGTCTCAGCGTCGCCGACCAAACCAAGCCGAGCGCCTCGATGACCGGCGTTCTGCCGACGCCGGCGTGGATCGGGGTTCTGACCATCGGTGGGACGGGCGTCGTGAAGAGCAGCGACGGCTCGATCAAGTTCTCCCGCGCGAACAAGGTCATGAAGCTGATGAACGGCACCCAGATCCCCACGACCGTGATGCTCATGGCCCTGACCGTCACCGGAAAGTACAAGGCGGTGATCGATGACGAGGTCGAGCTCAACCGCTACATCCTCAACACCCAGCCGACCTGGGTGGCGAACTTCACGCAGGGCGCCGGCGCGAGCCTGACCCAGCTGCAGGTCCAGTGCTCGCAGGCGGCCTACGACAAGGACCCCAAGATCACGCAGCAGGCGGGCGAGCCGGTCACCATCGAGGCCGAGTTCACCGCGATCGCGAATTCCACCGATGCCGGGGCGTCCGGTGGCGTCTCGCCGTGCAAGGTGACCGTGCAGTCCGCCGTCCAGGGCACCGCCTGGCAGTAAGTCAGTCACGCGGGAGGAGAGAAATCGTATGAGTGTTGTCGTGCTTTCGGGCGGAAACTCCGCGGATATGCGGACCGCCGCCGAGCTCTCGGAGCGTCAGCGGCGACCGGCGATGAATGCGCTCATAGCCGTGTCGCCGGAAGGTCAGATGGCGATCGAGGCATCCCGCCGACTGCAGCTCGACGACGAAGAGAAGGATCCGAAGAAGAAGCTCAGCGAAGAGGAGCGCCAGAAGCTGCGCTCGCAGGCCCACTACAGCAAGGGCGACCTCGCGCTTCTTGACGAGGCCAACGACCTGGCGATCGTTGCCTTCACCAAGAACTGGACGCGGCCAGAGCCCATCACGCTGGAGAGCGTGCTCGACCTGCCCGGTCCCGACTACGACGCTTTGCGCAGGGCGGTCGCGCCCATGGTCAACGACCTCTTCGTGCGCTTCACCGCGAGCAAGGATCCGGATTCCCCTACCGCGCCCTCCAGCGGCTCCGCCACGCGCTCGGAGGGGGAACAGCAGACCGACTTCCGGCCGAGTGGCGAACCTATCGGCTCCTCCAGCTCGGCCTGAGCCTCGCCGACATCGACAGTGACAGCCTGAGCGGACATCGTGCCGACTGGCTGCTCGAGATCCACGACGTCGTCCTCGAGGCTCGAGAGGACGCTCAGAAGAGAGCGATAGAGGAAGCCCAGCGACCATGAGCTTTGCCATCCACGGGCTATCCGGATTCGAGGCCGCGCTGAGCCGAGTCGTGCATCAGGCGGATGCCGGCACCAAGCGGGCAATAGCCCGGGCCGCGGCCGCGGTGGAGGGACTCGCCAAGGAGAAGGCTTCAGGACCTCCGGGCCCCGAGGTGGAGACCGGCACGCTCCGACGCGGGATCCGCCACAACCCGGTTCATCGCATCGGCCTGGGCTGGCAGACAGAGGTCGGCCCCACTGTGATCTACAGCCGCCGCATCGACCTCGGATTCGTAGGTGCCGACTCTCTCGGGCGCATCTACAACCAGCCCGCGAAACCGTACTTCACTCCTGCCTGGGATTCCTCGGTCCGCCGGCTGCCGCAGATCTACGCCGAGGAGTGGACGAAAGCGCTGACTCTCTGACGGCGCGCGTGAACGGAGGGATCGAATGCCTGATTTGCCGCCCCTGGTGGGGATCCTGCGCGGGAACATCACCGACTTCAGCGCCAAGATGGGTGAGGCCCGCGCGATTGCTGGCGAGACGTCTCGCTCCTCCAGCGGCATGTTCAACCAGCTGGCAGGCGTAGGCAAGGCAGCGCTCATGGTCACTGGAGCGGCCATGGTCGGAGTCGCCGGTGTGGCGATCGAACTCGAGCACCACGCCGAGGAGACCGGCCAGGCCGCCTACGACATGTCGGAGAAGTTCGGCCTCATGCCTCACCAGGCGTCGGCCTGGGTGGTTGCCGGCCAGGCCGTCGGCGTGAGCCAGGAGTCGATGACCACCGGCTTCAAATTCCTCTCGCGGAACATGGAATCGGCCCGGATGGAGATGCAGGCCACCGGCAAGATCCCTCCCCTGATCGCGCAGCCGTTCAAAGACCTCGGCGTGCAGCTCACCGACTCGGGCGGACACTTCCGAAACCTGAACGACATCATGCTCGAGGCCTCCGACCGCTTCAAGGCGATGCCCGATGGAGCCGAGAAGGCAGGGCTGGCGATGAAGCTCTTCGGCCGCTCCGGTTCGGATCTACT